GACAATTAAATTTACCGTAGACGAAAAAGAAGTAGAATTATCCCAACGTGATATGCTTGCAAAGTTTGTTGACTTGCAACCGAATTTCGCTGACTCAATGTTTAGCGAATTAAGCAAAGACAAAGAGCATAACGAAGAAGATGATACAAGCAAAAAAGAAATAAAAGTCCAGAAGTATATGGACGAACACAAGGTTACTTACGGCGATGCTGTAAAAGCCTGCTTAGAAGATACTGAAGAAGATAAATAAACAATAAAAATATAAACCGAAAAGAGGTGTTTAATAATGAGTCAATCTGCTGGAGTTCAAGATATAACTTTTAAAGCGTCAGAGGATTTAACCAACTACCAATATCATTTTGTAAAACTTGATGCCGATGGTAAAGTCGCACATTGTACCGCAAATACTGATGTTGCTATTGGTATTTTACAGAATTATCCCGATGCAGAAGATAAAGCAGCACTCGTAAGAACGTTAGGAACGAGTAAATTAGTGATGAGTGCAACCAATAATGAAGGGGCATATATTACCCCATCCGATACACCCGCCAGTTATAGTGAAGGTGAAGCAACCACAACTACAAAGGACTTTATAGGAGCAATAGCTCTTGAAGCTGCAACTGCTGCTGATGATATTATCGAAGTATTAATTACGCACTTTATCTATACCACAAGTTAAAAATAACAATCGAAAGGAAGTGATATGATATGCCAGACGTAGGAAGCGTTCACACTGATGCTATATTAAGTAATGTTTCAGAGATGTATAGAAATGCACAATATGTAGGTCTTGAAATGTTGCCGGTAGTAGCAGTTAAAAAAGAAAGCGATAATTATTATAAATATAATTCAAAAGCTGATAGATTTAGAGTGCCTAATAATTTAAGGGCTCCGAAATCTGATAGCAAAATGATAGACTGGAAGGTAACGACTGATAATTATGCTTGCAAAGAGTACGCATTAAATGACCTGATAGATGACAGGGAAAAGAATAATGCTGATAAACCACTAAATCTAAAAGTCGATACTGTTGAATATTTATCCGATGTAAATTTACTTGCACAGGAAAAGAGGATCGTAGACCTGTTGACCAGTACATCTGTTTTAACTAATTACAAAACCCTTACCGGCACAAACCAATGGAATGACTACACTAACTCTGATCCTGTTGGAGATATTGAAACCGGGAAAGAAACTATTCATGGTAAAATTTTCCGTTATCCAAATACTCTATTATTAGGGGTTCAAGTCTATAACCAACTAAAACATCATCCTGATGTTATTGATCGTTTCAAGTATACCAGTAAAGGAATAATCACTGCTGCAATGTTAGCTGATTTATTTGAAGTGGAAAAGGTTATTATAGGACAAGCCGGATATAACACAGCCAACGAAGGACAGACCGCAAGCTACAGTTATTTATGGGGCAAGAATGCCATATTAGGATATATAGAAAAGAAACCTGGGATCAAGAAATTTAGTTTAGGTTATACCTTCAAAGTTGGTAAAAACAAAACTCGTACTGCAAGAATCGAAACAAAACATAGTGATTGGATTGAAGTGTCGCAAATACAGGATGAGGAAATCGTTTCTGTAGATTGCGGATATTTAATCACTGCTGCTATAGATTAGAACAACATAGAAATTACAACGAGGGCGGGTTTTATATCTGCCCTCTAAAAGATTAAAAGAAAGGAAGTGATAATTATGGGAATTGATAAATTTAGAAGAAAAAGCGTATTTAAAGCAATAAGTTTAAATGGAATTGACCTTTACGGTGGATTGGGAATGCCGGCCATATCAGGCAAGGTATATTATGTTGAGGGAAATGCAGGGCTTGATACTCAAGACGGTTTAAGTTGGGATAAAGCAAAAAAGACTTTAGCCTCTGCCATAACTGCAAGTAATGCTAATATTGCAGCAGGCTCAAGTGGTTGGGCTGCAAGAAATACAATCTTCTGTAAAGGTGATGCGCTAACAGAAGATTTAACCGTATTCCCTGCAAAATGTGATGTTGTAGGTTGCGGCTCTTGTGATGCTATGAATAAAACAAGAATTATAGGACATCACATTGAGACAGGTGATGGTGTAATACAGTCAACTGGATGGTATAATTTAGAATTTAGACAAGATGGTACAGCCACTCTTTTCACAATAACAACTTATTCTGGATTATATTTCGGGAATTGTATCTTCACAGCAGATGCAAATTGTACACATGCTATCTTGACATCTGGTAGTTGTGATAATATTACCATTGAAAATTGTTGGTTTAGAAATGATGAAGACGGTAATGACCCATTCCATACAGCAGCTATTTCGCTTGTTGGTCCTGTATATAATGTGTTAATCAAAAATAACTTTATACAAGGTGCTATTGGAATAAATATTGATAACGCTATAGCTTACAATGTTTGGATTGATAACAACACAATAGTGTCAACCGGGATAATAGTAGATGACGAATCACAATTAGCAGTAATTACTAACAACGCTTTAATTAGTGCAGCTGCAAATACAGCTAATAATCAAATGGATTATAATGTAAAATTGGCAGCTGGTAATGTATGTACTGGTGATACAAGCACTAACACTTGTCCTGTAGAAGCAACTTAAACTAATTAGCATAAATATATAAACGGGGATGTCTTAACGGGCATCCCCAGAATTAAAGGAGAGTAGTTTATGACAGCTTTTTGCGCTCGTACTGATATATTAACCAATATACAAATGGCAACTGCTGACGTAGCCGAAGCATTAACCACTAAAGCTATTGTAAAAGGTGATGCAGAAGTAAGGGCGGCTTTTAGTTCTGATATGTTAACTGCCATTGATGCCGCCAGTCCATTACCTGATATTATTAAATCTTTAGCAGAGGATATTGCCTCATATTTCGTTATGCGTGGATTGTATGCAGGGAATACCCCATCCATAAATGAATGGATTGACCGGTACAAAGAAGCTAAAGAAACCTTAAAATCCATTGCAAACGGCACAACACAAATAGAAGGTATTTCCGTAGATGTCAATGAAATACAATCTACTACTAAAAATTATAAACCTACATTCGATGAAAGAGATGAAACTAATTGGGGTGTTGATACTGATAAATTAGATGATTTAGATGATGCAGATGACTAATAGTGGAGCAGTATTTTCTTTTAATATAGAGAACAATGAACAGATTAAAGCACTACTAAAGAAAGCAGGAGATAAGGGAAAGGATTTAAGAGTACCTTTAAAACGTGCCGGAATATTAATGGTTGGATCTATTGATAAGAACTTTAGGGCAGAAGGTAGACCGGATAAATGGACGCCATTATCAGATATGACCTTAGCAATGAGGCGGAAACATGGCAGGGGAGCAAAGATATTACAGGACACCGGGCACGGCAAAGGATCAATTGTTTATAAGGTGATATCTAATCAGCAGGTAGAAATAGGAACGGATGTAGGTTATATGGGAATACATCAGACCGGGAAAGGTAAAATACCACAACGGAAATTCCTGTTATTCCAGGATGAAGACGATAAGAATATAGTTAAAATCTTTACCGAATATTTATGGGGAGATTATTAAATGAAATTAGAAACAATCTTCAATAAAGTAAAATCAATTTTAGAAGATGATGCCGTATTAGAAGTATACATAAAAAAAGTATATGCCGGCACTCGTGCAGACGTTCCAACAAGCAACTTCCCATGTATCTTTTTAGAACCGACTAATGCACCGGAGAGAGGTGGGACCATGCCATACGGAATGGAGATAGGCTTTGGTATGACTATATTTGCTTACATTAAGGTTATGGATATAGATAAGCAGATAGTCGGCGATGCCACTACAAAGGGTATATTAGACGTTAATTATGATATTAAAAAAGCCCTGGGTGCATATATAGATTTAGACGGCGAATGTATAACTTATGGTTTACCGGATACACGCTTTACATTTGAGAATTATCCCTTTCGAGGGGTTGAAATAGATATGGATATTATGCTTAAACAAAATCTTGTTACAAGAGCATAAATAATTAAATAGAAAGAAGGTGATTATATATGACAAAAAAAAACATACCATTGACTTATGCGGAAACATCAGTAACTTTCCCAACTGAAACATATGATACCGGCAGTACGGTTGATGTAGAATCAGCAGCAGCCCAAAAGGTTTTAGCCGTTGCAGCTACCGGCAATTTTGCACAAGGCGATAGGGTTATTATTGATAGAGGTGAAGACAATGAAGAAGAAGGGGTCATAGATACTATAGACGAAAACGTATCTATTACACTGATTGCCGTTCTTGCCAGTACACACGCAGCCGCAGTAGTTGTTGAAGTTATTATGAGAGATACATCAACTGTATTACGCAAAAAACGACATAGCGATATGTTGATTATAATGCCGGCATCATGGGAAGCTGCTGATATGACTTTTCTTGTATCGAGTAGTGCTGACGGAACATTTGTGAAATTAGTCTTTGCTGATGATGAAGGGGAAGTAACAAGTAAAGCAAGTGCCAGTGAAGCAATAGCTATGAGTGGAGAAATTAAAGAAGCATTGGAATCCTGCCAATTCATTAAATTACGTTCCGGGACTTCTACAACTCCGGTAGACCAGAAAACCGATAAGACGATTGTAGTTATGTTGAGTAATTAAGGAGTAAGGTTATGAAATTAAAATATACCATGAATACAGAAATGTGGGTTATTGGTGCAGGTAATTTAAAGAGAGGCGATATCATTGAAGAACGTGATCAGAAGAAGATTGATAAGTTTTTAAGGACAGGGATGTTCAAAAAGATTCATGCGAAAAAAAAGAATATGAAAATAAAAAAGAAAGGAAGTGATTTGTAATGGCAGAAGTAGCGGGATATGGTGGATATGTTGAAAGTTCAGACGGAAATAAAGTAGCTGGTATAAAAAGCTGGAGTTGTCCTCAAGTAGCCAATGTCGGAGACAAAACAGATTTTAGCAGCAGCGGATTAAAAGAATTTTTATTAACACTTAAGGAATGGAGTGGAACTTTTGAAGGCAGCTTGGATGGAACTCCTCTTACATTAGGTGAAACCTACGAACTACATTTAGGGTTAACTGGAACAACTGAATATTACGGTGATGCGATTATAACAAATATAGCACCGGCAGTGTCAGTTGATGGCGTGAATGTTATAAGTTATAGTTTTCAAGGTACAGCAGCTTTGACATTTACAGCATAATAATTTAATAATGAAAAGAGGATTATACAGGAGTTAATATAATGATAAATATAGAAGTTAAATATTATGGAAAACCATTGAAATATAATAAACGAAATGGAAAGGTATTTACATATAAAAAAGATTATAAAATAAAAGATGATGATGATTATATCAAGACTATGAAGAAAGAACTGACAATTATAAACAAAGAATACAAAGGAATATATTCAATAAAGTTTTACTTAGAAGAATTAACAGAATCTGAATTATAGACCGTAAAAATTAAGAAAAGAGGTGATATATAATGGCAGAACAAGCGGGAAAAGTAGGTGCGGTATATGCTCAAAGTGGAGATAAAACCACGAAAACTCTTGTACCTATCGGAACGGGTGATGCAGCTACTCTTACTTTTTATCTTGAGGAATGTGTAATTGATTGTGAAGCAGTATCTCCAACAGCTTTAGGTAGTCTTATAGCAGGCGACTGGACAAGCTCCGGAGCTACAGCACAGGAAGTTACAGCAGATGGCACAGATAAAAAAGAAGGAACTTATTGTATTAAAAATGCAGTGGGAACTGTAAGCTCTGCACAAACTTGCCTATTATTATTTACGATAGATGATGTTCAAGATTGGCACGATAGAGCAAGGATATTATTCTGGGTTAGAAGTGATAGGGCGCAAGATGCTTATACAAGTGCGAGATTTGAAGTAGTTGACAGTAGTGGTAATTCGAGTTATTGGGATTTGACTTTTGCAGCGGCAACATGGACAAGGCAGGCTTTACTATTGGGGACTCCTGATGGCAATAGTGGTACAGCAGCAGATTTAACCGATATTAAAATAGTGCGACTAAGTTTTGTAGCTGCTGATGCTACTGGTTTTTATCAGGAACTTGATTTTATGGGACTGACTCCGCAAGCAGTCGATAAAGATATAACCGTAAAAGTAGACGGTACTACCCAGGCATTAGGATCATACTTGCATACAGTATCGGGAGCTTTAGTTTTTACCACTGCACCGGGAGATACGGAAGCAATAACAGTTACATATGATTATTATGCAATAACCCAATTAGGCGGATTTTTCAACTGGTCAATTACTCAAGCGGCAAATCCTTTAGATAAAACAGATTTTCAAAGCTCTGGTTGGAAAGAATTTTTATTAGGACTGAAAGAATGGTCAGCTTCGGCGGAAAGACATTGGTTGACTGATGAATCTTTAGCTGCATATATTGGAGTAACTAAAATCATTAAATTATTTTTAGATTCAAGTTCGGACCCTCAATTAAGATATGAAGGTTGGGCGATTGTAACTGGATTAAATCCATCAGTTGGAGTTGATACTATAATTAATGAATCCCTTAGTTTTCAGGGTACTGGTCAGTTAAGTTATGAAAGTGAATAATATTAATTTAGGAGATTAAAAATGAGTGAAGAAGAAAAAGACAAATTAGAGAACATAATCGGAAGTGGTCTGCCGATAACTATAAAAGGTAAGGACTATAAACTTGGCATATTTAATATGCGAGATTTGGCAGACTTTAAGCAGTATATCAAAGGTCAAAGAATAAAGATTATTCAGAGAACTATAGAAAGTATGGAAGAAAAGTTGATATTAATTAACAGTGTTTTTGATAGTAATATAAATGAAACAAAAGAACTTCAAAGTGTAGACGGTGTTTGCTTTATGCTTTGGAAAAGCCTGCAGAAATATCAGCCTGAAATGACTTTTGCAGATGTTGATAAGATTGTAGATATGGATAATATTGCTGAAGTATCTAATGTGCTAATGAATGTTGGCGGCAAGGTAAAAAACTCCCGGGAGAGAGCAAAGAAAAAATAACGTGGAAACGTGCATTTGCTCTCATATCAAGATACTACGGATTTAATATTAACGAAATAGGGGGTATGTCGCTATATCAATTCACTTCTTATTTAGGCGAAATTATAGAAGTTGAAAAGATGTTATCCGGTAGCGGTGAAAAAGCAAAAGGAAAAACAGATAAAACAACAACAGAAGAATTAATCAAAGGTGCTAAAAAATTAGGTATAAAAACTCCAACGAATTATTAAGGTGGTGAGCGGTTATAAAATTAGGTGAAGCATTTGTTGAAATTAAAGCAGATTCTACAGGATTAACAAAAGGGTTAACCGATGCGCAAAAAAAGGTAATCAAATCTACTGATGCTATGGCTGCTAAAATTGGCGCAGTCGGTAAAGCTATGACTGTAGCCGGTACTGCTATTACTGCCGCCTTTGGTGCTATTATTATGAAAACCACACAGCTTGGTGATACCTATGACAAGATGTCTAAACGAACTAATGTTACAGTCGAGGATCTATCAGCCCTGGGTTATGCTGCTAAAATAA